ACCGATTGTAGATCGGCTTTTTGGCAGAAGGGGGCAAGCATGACATTCTTGAACATTATTAATGCCGTGATGAGAAGGCTCAGAGAGAATACCGTTTCGGCTAACACAGAAACCAGCTATTCGCTCATGATTGGCGACCTTATCAATGACGCAAAAACAACAGTGGAAAATTCGCATGAATGGACTGCCCTGCGACAAACGGTTGTTGTTCCAACTGTGGCTGACCAAACAACTTACGCAATCACCGGAGCGTATCAGGATGCCATCTTAAAAGAGGTAATAAACGACACTTCTAACTGGTATCTAACAGGTAAAAGCAAACATTACTTTAACGATCAAAATTACCTTGGAACTGCACCAAAATCTTCACCGGACTGTTTCACATGGAACTCCACTGATTCCACGGGCCAACTACAGGTTGATCTTTACCCGATCCCTGATGCTATCTATCAATTGCGTTTTGATTTGGTAATCCCACAAGCCGCCCTTGATGCTGATGCGACCGTTTTGAAAATCCCAAGTAACCCGGTTATCCAACTTGCCTATGCCCTGGCGCTCAGAGAGAGAGGCGAAACGGGGGGCCAGAGCGCAGCGGAGCAGTTTGGAGTTGCTGCAATCGCCCTGGGCGATGCGATTCAGTTGGATGCAAACAAATATCAAAATGAATTAACTTTTGTGGCAGTCTAATGGCACAAGCATTACAAAACATCACCATATCTGCACCGGGTTTCGCTGGGATCAACACCCAGGATGCCCCACTGCAGCAAGAGCCGTCTTTTGCCGCTGATGCAACCAACTGCATTATCGACAAAGAGGGAAGGGTGGCGGCCCGCAAGGGTTATTCATTGGTTTCAAGCAATGGAGCCACTGTGCTTGGGTCCAGTGCAGGAATTAAGTCAATTGGTGAGTTTGTTCAAAGTGATGGAACCAAAATTGTCTTTTCCTGCGGCAACAACTTGATATTCACAGGAACCTCAACGCTTACGGATGTAACCGGAAGTCTGACCATTACCGCAAACAACTGGTCAATGGCGAGCCTGGCGAATAAGTTCTATTTCTATCAGATCGGCCACGCGCCTCTCGTTTATGACGCTTCAACTAGCGCATTAACGACTATTGCCGCTCACGCTGGAGCCGCAGGAACAGCACCGCAGGGGAATGTCTGTCTTGCGGCCTTTGGGCGAATCTGGGTAGCAGATGTAACAGGCGACAAATATACCCTGACTTGGTCAGACCAATTGGACGGGGTTGATTTTAGCGGGGGTTCGAGCGGGACCCTGGATTTGACAACCGTCTGGCCTGGTGGGTTTGACGAAATCGTGAGCTTGATAGCTCACAACGACTTTTTGATCATCCTCGGCAAGCGGTCCATTTTGATTTATTCAGGAGCAGGAACGCCATCAACGATGACGCTATCTGACACAATCCTGAACATTGGCTGCGTGGGCAGAGATTGTGTTCAATCCACGGGGCAGGACATTCTCTTTATGGATTACTCTGGTGTGCGTTCTTTGGCCCGGACGGTTCAGGAAAAGTCGGCACCCATTGGCGATATATCCAAAAACGTCAATAACGACATAAAAACAAAGGTCCAGGCAGAAACGGGCAATATCAAAACAATTTATGATCCGCAAAATGCGTTCCTGTTAATTAATTTTCCTGACGTTGGCGTGGTTTATTGCTTTGACACCCGCTATCCCCTTGAAAACGGCAGTTATCGGGCAACAACCTGGACAGCCATGAATCCGCTCTGTTTCACGGTCACAGATGCGGATGAATTGTATATCGGTGTAGCAACCGGAATTGCTAAATACGACACCTATACGGACAACGCTGCCAGTTTTGATTTACAGTATTTTTCGCACCCGCTTTCGTTTGGGGATTCTTCCAGGCTGAAATTTCTCAAGGGTGTCAACATCACGACATTTGCCGGGGCTGGTGCTACGGTGGTGCTTAACTGGGCCTACGACTATTCGGGCGATTATCAGAAGCAAGCCTATACGCTTTCAGCGTTTAGCGCAGGGCAATACAACATTTCGGAATACAACACGGCGGCAGCAGAATACGAGTCGTCTTTTACACTAATAACGCGGGAAAAGGTGAATACCGGGGGAAGCGGAAGCACCGTGGCAGTGGGTTTAACAACGACTGTTGACGGTACTGAAATCGCATTCCAAGAACTTAATATTCACTCCTTGATCGGAAGGGCCATTTAAGATGAGCGATTACACTCCAGTTACAAACTTCACCGCAAAGAACTCCTTGCCGAGTGGCGCTGCGCTCAAGGTTCTGAACGGCGTTGAATTCACCACCGAATTTACGGCCATTCAAACGGCGGTTAATTCCAAGCTCGATGCTGCAAGCGGTACGGCAACCGGGACCCTCTCCTGCGCCAATCTGAGCGTTAGTGGAACCTTTTCTGGGGCTACGACGATTGACGGAGGGACGTACTAATGGGTATTAATTGGGGTGAAATGGCGGGAGATGCCTGGAATTGGTTCAACAGCGATGATTCTGCCGGCCTAAGAAACATGATGGGTGCGGCGGGCCAGTTGGCTACTGCTGAAAGCGCAGTAAATCGGCTGCAAGGTTTGGGGGCTACAGCCAAAACAAGAATAGGAATGCCCGAGGAAAATTTCTGGAACACAATAAAGGGCGAAACCAAATTCACACCCTTTTCCGTCACAACGGGCGCGGCTGGCCCTGGCTCCGTAACGACGGATAAAACGGGCTCTGCTTTTTATAATATGCACGACAATCAGACGGCCCTGGCAAACAGCCTAAGAACTGGCGGGACTGATTTTCTGAATGCTTCTCTGGGTCGGGGCGCTTATGGAAGGCCAAGACTTGATGCCGCAGGCAATCAATTGCGAGATGCTGCCGGCAATCTGCTGTATGACGATGCTCCTGGTTACGGTCTTGAGCAGTACATAGGAACAAACAAATCCCTAACGGACCCTTTCTCTGCGGCAAACCTGGCAGCGGCTGAAACTGCCCTGTTTGGTCAGCTCCAGAATATGCGTCAACCGGGGCAGGCAAGAGATCAACTTGCGCTGGACGAAAAACTATTCAGCCAGGGAAGGACCGGATTACAAACCTCTGCTTATGGTGGCTCTCCAGAGCAGTTTGCTTTTGAGCAAGCCAAACTTGAGCAAGAAGCGCAAGATCAGCTCATGGCAATGCAACAAGCCAGAACTGACGCAGCCAACATCGCTGAGTGGCGACAAAGAGGCATTGGTGAGGCAAGAGAGGATCGGGCATTAAGCGGTGATATGGCTGGTGCCTTCCTTGATGCGTCTTATCAGCCCACCAGGGAGCTGGTAGCGGCCATGCAACCAAGCCTGAATATGTCCAGCGATGCCACAACCGCAGGGCGACAGCTTGGCGGCTATGGGCGAGATTTAGCTAGCCAGGAGCTTGATTACAAACTGGGCGCTGAACAACAGGCAACGGATATTAGGCGTGAAGCACTAAACAGCATTTTTGGTATGTTGATGAGCGAGCAAGCAGCCAAGGGCAATGTTGCAAGCAGCGCCGTTGGCAGGGCGGCTGGCAACCCTTTGGCTGATTTAACGGGCATAGATTCCTGGGGCGGCCTTCTGTCAGCTATCGGCAGGGCCGTACCTTGAGTGATTACCACAAATCTAGGCAGGTAGGCGATTATGAATGACCTTAATGACATCTCTCTGGCATTCGATGACATCATCGACACGCCCGCCAAGCGGCGCAGGCAGGTCGAGGAGGCCAGTCAGCAACTACGTCAGCGTTACGCTCAATCACAACTGCCCTTTAGCCTACTTGGGGCGGGTATTGCTGGGAGCATTCCGGGCATTACGGAGAATCTCAGGCGTGGGTTGAGAGATGTTGGTGGCACGGCCTTTAAGACGCAGGGGGAAAACATAGCGGAGCAGTTGCGTGGAATTGATACAAGCACTGTGGCCGGGCAAAACCAAGTTTTAGCAATTGTCGGTCAAGCTGATCCAGGCAGAGCATTAGCGCTGAAAGAGTTTTTTAACCAGAAGAACGCGCAGATGGGAGCTACAAACGCTAAGGCAGCAGGGGCTGAGTCGTTAAGAAATACTGTTAGAGCTTTGGTGGAGCAGAATCCGCAATCTCGATATAGCACTTTAATAAATAGCCCAGATTTTATTAATCTCCCAGAAGAGCAACTTAGTAAGATATTAACTTATGAAGGTGGTGATCGTGGCTTAAAAGACTTTGCTTATTTAGATGAAAGTGGTGATAAAAAGACGATC